GGCCCGGAGTGTTCCATGTTCAGGAGCCAGTGGATCGACGGTGATACGTGCAGTGATTATTTGCACGAAAAAGCCGCCGACGCCATAGAGAAGCTTTCCCACGCTACACCCCGTTGGATACCCGTTACGGAGCGGTTGCCGGAGCCGGGGGGATATCTTGTCTGCAAGAAGCATGACTACGGATACGGTGTTCATTACAGCTTGCAAATCGTATCGTACACAGACAACTTGAACAAAATAGACAAGTACGATTTTCCCGGCAAGAAAAACAAACGCCCCGGATGGTTCGACTACGACAGCGAATACGGTCACTTTGAAACCGGAAACGACATTTTTGCGTGGATGCCGCTCCAAGCCCCGCCAAAGGAGGATGAATGATGAAAGGATACAAAGTTTTCAACCCGGATTTTACTTGCCGTGGGTTCCAGTTTGAGGTTGGTAAAACATACAAACATGATGGGCCGATTGAGGTTTGCCGAAGGGGATTTCATTTCTGTCGTAACGTGGCCGATTGCTTTAATTATTACAGCTTCGACCCGAAAAACAGAGTTGCGGAGGTTGAGGCGACCGGGCTTGTGGAGAGCGACGGCGACAAAAGTGTTACCAATGAAATCGCTATCATTCGTGAAATCCCTTGGGCCGAAATGCTGGAGTTGGCCAATGTGGGTAAGTGTAACTCTGGCTTGCGGAACACCGGGGACAGGAACACCGGGAACGGGAACACCGGGAACAGGAACACCGGGAACTGGAACACCGGGAACGGGAACACCGGGAACAGGAACACCGGGAACTGGAACACCGGGAACGGGAACACCGGGAACGGGAACACCGGGAACTGGAACACCGGGAACGGGAACACCGGGAACTGGAACACCGGGAACGGGAACACCGGGTTTTTCTCCACCATCACGCCGACAATCACGCTGTTTGAGAAGCCCACGGACATGACTTATGAACAGGTTTGTAAAATTGAGGGAATCCAAATCTTGAATTGGAACTATGAAAACAACTGGTGGATTTATAGCGAGAAAATGTCCGATGCAGAAAAGGCGAAGCACCCGGAGCATAAAACTCTTGGAGGCTATCTGAAATCCGTCCCGTTCAAAGATGCCTGTGCGCTCATGTGGGGAAATCTGACGGCAGACGAAAAAGAAAAGGTCAAAGCCATCCCGAACTTTGATGCCGACATTTTCTATCGCATCACCGGAATAATGGTGGAGGACTGAATAATGGGCATCTATATCAAGGGCATGGAGATGCCGACAAGCTGCCCGTGTGAATTGATCGGGTACGGCTACGATTTGGAATGTTCATTTGTCGGCGGTGTGCCTGCCCGCGTGAAAGAATACTACGAATGCTGTGAACGCGGGACGAGACCGGCATGGTGTCCTCTCGTCCCCGTCCCGGAGCATGGGAGGCTGATCGATGCGGATGCATTAATGAGCGGAGTTGATGATGGTGATGATGTTATGTTTGTATGGGCAATTGCAGACGCTCCCACTATCATCCCGGCAGAGGAGGGAGATGGATGAACGATTATCTGTGTCCACATAACTGCACCAACAAAAGGGAAGATGGGCGTTGCGGGATGGATGGTGGGTACGAGGCTTGTGAACATGTCAAATACCTTGCGAAGTTGAAAAAACGAAAAACAAACATAGTGCCGCCAAAGACTCCAAAGACCAACGCCGACAGCATCCGGGCTATGACAGACGAGGAACTGGCGGAGCTGTTTAATCACCTGTGCTGCCCCTATTCCCTTGGAGGAAATGTAGTCTGCAACGCAAAAAACAAGGGCTGCTATGAGTGCTGGCTCAACTGGCTCAAAGCCCCGGTGGAGGAGGTAGACAATGGAACTTAAACCTTGCCCGTTCTGCGGTGGAATTGCAAGGGTGTATTGCCGTGATGGTGTGAGGATTAAATGCTCAAAATGCGGCTGTGGAACGCCCGTGCGAAGCGACAGCCCCGGCGAATGGTGGGAAAACGGTAGGCAAAATGCGCTTGATATGGTTATCCGTGAGTGGAACAGGAGGGCTGACAATGGCAACTGCTAAAGTATGCGACCGATGCGGAGCGGTGATTAACCCGCGAGACAGCGGGCTGTACATTATCCTTGGAACTGGCGGTTATAGAACAGGCGAGGGAGAACCGAAAGACCTTTGCTGTTCGTGCGCCTTGCAACTCAAAAAGTTTTTATCGGAAAAACCGACTCAACAAGGGTGGAGGGCTGACAATGGCTGAATACATCGAAAGAGAAGCGGCGCTTGATTGTTTGCATCTTGTTTGTGTACCTCAATGCCGCAAGTATGCACAAAAAGAAATCAAGAAAATCCCCGCCGCTGATGTTGCACACGTCCGACATGGGCGGTGGAGGTTATATTCTCCGCTGACAGACACCTATGAATGTGATAAATGTGGCTACCAAGTCATAGACGAAAGTTTCCGCACGAACTACTGCCCCAACTGCGGGGCGAAGATGGAGGGAGAAGAATGAGCGAATTTCGTTTAACCCCGGAAATGATAGGGATGAACAACTACTCCATGTATGACCCGGATAAATGCGACGGGAACTTTTGCCCCGGCGACTGTGACTGTTGCGACAAAGCGGACTGGGATCCCGAAGAACCTTATGATCTGGAGCTGGGGTTCGATCCGTACATGGGATGCTACACAGGAGATTGCTGATGGACGATGCGGAGTATGTCTTCAGGACGGATTGCGCCGACAAAAAGAAAACGGGGCGGGGCGCATTCAGCAAAGTACGCGGCGGCGGACGGTACGTTCGGATGCCGAGCGATAACATGACAAGGAAGGAGAAAACGAAGTTGAACGGCGAAGTAATGAGCTATGATATGTCGAAACCGGTGAAATGGGACGTCTACCGGCGCTGGCCTGAGGATATTCAGGTGGCCTATTTCAAGAAGCGTTATGTCGAGGACGGCTTTTCCCAGAGGATGATCGCGGAAATCTTCGGAGTTTCACAACCGACAATCAAAGTATACGCCCAGCAGATGAACATTCCGTGCAGAAGCAGTGGCGGGAAAGTGGCCGAGGCAACGAGACAGAGGTTCAAAGAGTTCCTTGACAGGAAAGAAGAAGCCCAAAAGATCGAACCGGCTGAGGAAGTTTACGCGGTTTGTCCGGCGGAAGAGAGCAAGCCTGAAGAAACCGTTGTCAAGATCAAGCCGGAAACGACACGGGCCGACATTTCAAACATAGCGGCGCTTCTTAACTTACTTTGTGGAACGGGGGCGAAGCTGACGATCGAGGTAACGCTATGAAGTACAAGTTCTCCATTCCGACGCGTCTCAAAGGGTTTGTTGAGTGGCAACTGGAACACTACCCGGAGGACAAGCGGGAGATCGAACAGTACAAGAAAGAAATGATCCCTTCCCCGGTTCAGGCGTATTCCCTGACGGCTGGCGTAGATGGCGGAGAGACGCACAGAACGACGGAGGACGTTGCTTTCAGGCTTGCGACAAGTCAATACATCCGACACCTTGAAGCGTCCTGCAAGGCCATAGAAACGGCCCTGAGCGGCGAGGACGAAACAAGCGCAAGATTAGTAGAGCTGATATACTGGAAGCGGGAGTACACCGCAGAGGGCGCCGGAATGCGTCTGGGGCTTCAGAAGAGCGCGGTATACCAGCGGCTCAATAAGATTTTGGGGCGGATCGCGTACGAGATGGGGTACGTGAGCATATAAAGAGCGGAAAAAGAGCGGAAAAATCGGGTCATAAAGTGTGGTATAGTATACAGTGCAAGAGGTGGGGATGTGTTGTCCCCGCCTTTTGCTGTTGTGATTTCCCCCTTCATTTCCTGTTTTCCTTTCCTGACGCGGCTGAAGCTTCACGCGGAAAACGAGGCTGGGTTGGAAACACATCTCCTATTGTTTGGCCGGGAGGGGTGGCCTGAGATGTGGGAACGGCGGCGCGGTTGTGCCTCCCCGCGCCGTCTGTTTTTAACAAGGGGGCGGAGGTACACATGGAACTGAAGATCGAATACGTCCCGACCGACTCAATCAGGCCATACCGGGGGAATGCGAAGCTACATCCGAGGGAGCAGATCGAGCAGATCAAAGAGTCCATCAGGATCATGGGAAACGGCGACTACCTCAAAGGCTTCAAAGATCCGATTGGAGTATGGAAGGGTGAGATCGTCGAAGGCCACGGAAGGTACATCGC